CCGCCGTCACATGCCGGGACCATCACCGTGTATGAAGATTCTCAACCCGGTACGCTGAATGATTTTCTCGGTGCCATGTCGGAGGATGACGTCCGGCCGGAGGCACTGCGTCGTTTTGAACTGATGGTGGAAGAAGCGGCGCGTCACGCTGAGGAGGCGAAGAAGAATGCCGGAGAGGCGGAGACGTCCGCGAGGAATGCCGGCATATCAGCCAGTCAGGCAGAAGAGAACGCTGCAAATGCTGACACTTCAGCAGGGGATGCATCGGAGTCAGCCCGGCAGGCGGCAGAAAGTGCAGCCGCTGCAAAGCAGTCAGAGGAGGCGTCCTCGTCCTCGGCCTCTGCGGCCGCTCAAAAAGCCAGTGAGTCATCACAAAGTGCAGCAGAAGCTGAATTGTCAAGAAAGACGGCAGAAAGTGCAGCCGGTAATGCAGCCAGGGATGCAACGACCGCAACAGAAAAAGCCCGGGAGTCAGCAGAAAGCGCACAGTCAGCGGAACAAAGCAGGATAGCGGCGGAAGAGGCCGTAAACCGAATCCCCACCGTGGTGGGACCTCCCGGGCCAAAGGGGGAACAGGGGCCCGCGGGTCCTCAGGGGCCGAAGGGTGATAAGGGAGAGCGCGGTGACACCGGCCCTGTCGGGGCAACCGGCGAACGGGGACCGGCAGGTGATGCTGGTCCGGCAGGCCCGCAGGGGCCGAAAGGTGACAGGGGAGAGCGGGGAGAGACCGGTCTGACGGGAAATGCAGGTCCACAGGGTCCAAAGGGAGATACCGGTGCGGCAGGCCCGGCAGGCCCACAGGGACCGAAAGGAGAAACAGGTGCGGCTGGCCCGGTGGGGGCTACCGGACCTCAGGGGGCGAAGGGCGACCCGGGGGAGACACAAATACGGTTCCGTCTGGGGCCGATGAGCATTATTGAGACAAACAGCAATGGCTGGTTCCCGGATACAGATGGCGCACTCATCACCGGACTGACCTTTCTTGACCCCAAAGATGCCACACAGGTTCAGGGGATGTTTCAGCATTTGCAGGTCAGGTTTGGTGACGGGCCGTGGCAGGATGTTAAGGGACTGGATGAAGTGGGCAGTGATACAGGCAGAACTGGAGAATGACATGAATATTTTGAGAAAGCTTATGCAGAGTCTGTGCGGTTGCGGAAAGCATGATGACCGTGAAAACGGGGAGTTACTTACAGCACAGCTGCGACTGGGACCGGCAGACATTCTGGAGTCCGATGAGAATGGCATTATCCCGGAGCAGGCCAGGGTAATCACGCAGGTGGTGATACTGGATGCGGATAAAAAGCAGATACAGTGCGTGGTAAGACCGCTGCAAATCCTGCGTGCTGACGGGACGTGGGAAAATATTGGCGGGATGAAGTAACCCGACAGCTTCACAAAACCGGAGCCCGGCTCCGGTTTTTTGTTGTCATGTCATGGTGATGTTTGTTAATGAAGTTAAATTTATTTTGGCTTGATAATGGAGTCTTATCTTTTGCAAGACTGATAATGGTGTGTGAAAGCATTGTGACAAGTAAGATGCTTCAACAGGAAATCAAGTAAAATGTTAATGAAGTTAATGGGGGTTTTATTATGCCAATAAATTTAACACCATATCTAACAGCGAGTGGGGGACTGGGGGAAATACCGCAGGATACTCTTTCTGGCATACGAACACTGGCTTTTAACGGAGGAGCTCAGGTTCAGATGGGGAGCACTATTGTTACAATACGTTCTGTCTTTTTAGGCTTCTTTATGGGAAGTGTAAGCCCTGAAGGATTATCAGAGAGAGCTTTACAAACTGCATTGAATAATGTTAATCGTCTTGAACGCGACCTTAATGGAGGGCTATCCGGCCGCCAGATTTTGGCAAGTATACCCAGCCCGTATGTTTCTCCACCTCGTCCTTCTGTAATGCAAACAGAGTTGGTGTTAGAGCAAATAGAAAAATGCTCATTTAATGTTAACTCGTCATCTCTGAGGGCGACTGAAGAGGCATTAACATGCCCGATTACATTATGCATCCCTG